ACGGCGAGTCTATAACCCTGCACATCGACGATGGAACGGCTTACACAGCTACTTGGCCAACAATGGAATGGGTCGGAGGATCAGCTCCGACATTGGATACAACTAACGAACACATTATTGTTATTTGGAAAGTGAACAGCACATTGTACGGAATGGCATCGGGGGTAGCATCATGAACATACTAAAACTTACAGACGGAGTACCTAGTAAATATAGCGAGTCTCGCCTAAAGCGGGACAATCCTAATGTCAGTTTTCCTAATCCACTGAATGATCGGGTGCTTGCGGATTTTGATTGCTACACGTACACCATAGATTCTAAACCATCCTACAATCCGACTCTTCAAAACCTAAATCCAGTATTTGAACAAAGAGCTGATGGATGGGTTCAAACTTGGGAGGTTTTAGATTTTAGCGATGAGGCTGCCAAAAGCAGACTTCCGTCCCAGATTACATCGGATCGCTGGAAGAAAGAGCAAGGCGGCGTTGAGTGGCTAGATAGCAATTTTGATTTGTGGCGTATAGCTACAGATAGCAACAGCCAGCAAAAGATGACCTCTGTTCTGACCATGCTAAATGCAGATCCATCTTCAACTGGTTACGCTAATTGGAAGATGGAAAAGAAGGTGGAGGTGACTTGGACTGACTTGGACGAGGATGGCAACGAGATCCAATCCACAGAAGAGGTTTGGCAGAAAGCGTTCCGACAGAACTCACTAGATGAGTGGAACGAAATGGTCGCTTTGGTTAGCACACATATTAAAAACTGTTTTGATGCAGAGTCCAATGCGTTAGATAAAGTGGAAGCTGGCGATCTTACCGTCACGTTCCAAAGCGAGTTTGAATTGCTGTAATGCTACGCTGGAAATCCAGTCTAAAGCCTGCTAGTGGTAGCGGTGGTGGTTCTGCAACCAGCCCAGGAACGGCCAATCTAGTAGCTTGGCTAGGAATGGACGAGGGCAGTGGCACGTCTGTTGACGATAGCACATCCAACAACAACGATTTTACCTTAACCAACGGAACGTGGGTTGGCTCAGGCAAGGTTGGTAGCAATGCTATAAGACTGGATGGCTCTGGCGATTATGTTAGCTCTGATTCGGCACTAACGATTGGCTCAAAAACATGCACAGTTTCCTTCTGGATGGATTGGACTAAGGTTGGATCTGGAGAAAAATATTTATACGAACTAGGAAACCGCTGGTGGCAAACTGATGGATCTATAACACTAAAGTGGGATCAATCAAACACAAGGTTTCTTGCTGCCATGCAGGATAGCACCAGCGGAACAAAGTATTTAGAGGTTGCTTTCCCAGAGCCATCAGACGGTCAATGGGTATACGTTACGGTTGTTTACAACGGAACTGCAAATTCTAACGCAGGTGACATAAAGCTATATTACAACGGCGTTGAGCAAACCTCAAGTTCTACACCTACAAATACCAAAGATCAAGCAAGCGACTTTACATCTTCTACATGATACATAGGAGCCAACTGTACTGGCGGAGAAGAGATAACAGCAGATCTAGACACCTTTGCAATATTTAGCGATGAGCTAACAGCCGACGAGATTACATGGCTGTACAATAGCGGTAGCGGAAGATCGTATTCTGACCTTTCAGGTGGTGGTGGGTCTGCTACTCTTGTGCCTAATGTAATAACTAGCGCAAATAGCAACACTACCACAACGACCATTGATTGTTCTTCGGCAACCGAGGGATATTTAATGATCATATTAGTTGCGTTATGGGCAACAAGATCTATTTCATCCTATCCATCTAGTTGGAAACTAGAAAGAACTGGGACGGAAGGAACTAGCGGAGGTCAAAATAGGCTATATGCGTTTTCTAAAATCGCCGCCGCCACTGAAACAACTTATGATTTTACCGTTGATAACATTTTATACGGTGACAAATTCTCTTACTCACTTTTAGAAATTCCCAAAACTGGTTTAGGTGTGAGGAATGCTGCTTATAGACAAGATGGTGTGCTGGAATCAATTTATAGTTATTCAACTGACACTCTTCATCTTGCATTGTGTGGCAAGGCTGATAATACAGCCACCGAGGATGTGATTCATCCAAGCGGTTACACAGAAATAGTAGATAGGACTGGAAGTTTGCACAATCATGCGATTGCATACAAAGAAATATCGGGTGCAAGCCGCACTTTAAGCAACGGAACAGACGAATTTACCGACCCAGATAATACTGGCGCAACGGGTGACAACAACATATCAACGATTCATTTGGCGATTAGCGATGCTGGTCCAATTATATCAGAAAGTTTTGAAGGTACGGGAACTCCAGGTGGGTTTACAACTTCCATATCTGGTTCTGGTACGGTCGATTACGACCATACAACAAACGTGATAGAAGGAAGCGAGGCGATTGAAATCTACTCAGATTCAGATACATACGCCTATTTAGATCTTGGCACACAGTATGATCACATTGTTGCTGTCTTTGGGTATCGTCATGTCGGTGCGTCAAATCGAACAGACGTGACTTTCTGCGACAGCGATTTATCGCGAGATCCTAATAACTCTCTTAAATATGGCTCCGTTAGCGGCTACACTAAGGGAATCAAGCATGGGTATGGACATATAAATCTAACGCTAACAGGGACGGTCAACACGTTTCACTACGTTCGGGTTGAGATAGACAGGAGCGGTGGAGTCGTCAAAATCGCTAGATCGAACGACAAGACATTTCCGACATCAGGTACTAACTACGCTGAGGATTTGACTGCTAATTTCCGATCTAATTTTGGCGGCACCCAGTACATTGTTTTTGGATTTCAAAGCAGTGTACAAACCAGTTATTACGACGACATAGAAGTCACGGGAGAAATATAATGTAACATGAAAAATTTACTCCTATCATTGGCATTTCTTGGTACTGTTTTAAACGCAGCAGACCTGCGCCTGGAATGGCAGGACAATTCCGACAATGAGGACGGCTTTGAAATCTGGCGGCGCGTAAATGAGGGCGAGTGGTTGTTGATCGGAGCTACTAACACAGATGTTGCAACGTTTGTTGATGGTGTTATTCCAATTGGATCTGTGTTGTCTTATCGCGTTAGGGCGTGGAATCAATTTGGAGAGAGCGGCTATACAAATATAGTGTCCATTGGAACGTACCCTCCAGCAGCACCATCAAATGCTGGTGGTGTAGTAGTACCATCTAGCTCTGTGTCGTGGAACTATAAAGAGGTTGGTCCAACGCCTCCACGTCGCAGCGTGTCAGTTAAAACGTACAGAGACGAAAACGGGCGTCTAGTTTTATCGAAATCATGAGAGGCGTAGCTAGAATAGGTGGCTCGAACGGGGATCGGTTTCTTAGTTTAAATGACTACGAGAAGGTGCTAGGTTCTATATGCGATAAGAACGAATGGGAGTACGAGCCATTTAGGGACTACATATTTTTTGACAAACAATGTTTTAACATCAAAGACAGGCAAGAGCTTAAGAGACAGTTGGAATGCAGGAAGCTTCCGATTAGTAAGATAAACGAGTACGCCTTAGAATACCAAAAGTGAAGGACGTGATAGAAAGATCAGCTATAGGCGTTTTAGGATCAGGCACTGGCTTGGCTCTAGCAGGAACAAACCAAATATTATCAGTGATAGCATCTGTGTTCACTATAATATTTATGGGTCTTTCTATTATAAAAATTATAAAGGATATAAATAAAAAATGAACGGCGAGCTAGTGGCAATGCTTGGAGGTGGTGTCACGGGATTTGTAATGAAACTTATCTCAGCGCAAATGAATATCCAAGCAAATGCCATTCAGTCCATGATTAAGAAACAGGGAGTAGCAGATGATTCAGCAGATAGAGCAGCACAAAGAAGTGGAGAAAGCGGAGCGTGGGTACGCAAGCTCATTGCTATGTGCATATTGTTCTCAGTGGTATTTGCTCCCTTCATCATGGCCTTCTTCGACATCCCAGTAACTATTGAGGCACAGAAGATAGGTATATTTAAATTTTTAGGAATAGGAGCAGATAAATGGAAAAACTTAGAAGGGTTTGTATTATTGCCAGAAGTGCGGCAAGGGATGCTAGCACTACTAGGTTTTTACTTCGGAAGTTCACAAGTTAAATAGGAGATATAAATATGCACGGAAAACGCAAATCATGTGGTGGCTACGGTAAAGGTGGCAAAAGAAAGAAATAGTCATGCCTAAAGACGCTTGCTACAGAAAAGTAAAGGCTAGGTACAAGGTGTTCCCATCTGCGTATGCAAGTGGCGCTATAGCTAAGTGCCGCAAGGTGGGTGCTGCTAACTGGGGTAAGCGCAAGAAGAAGTAATGGCTGTACGAAAGACAAAGGAAGGTGCTGCTCTCAAGCGGTGGTTCAAGGAGAAGTGGGTAGATGTACGCACTGGAAAGCCTTGTGGTCGCCGTAAAGGAGAAAAACGTGGCACCCCATATTGTCGTCCATCTAAACGTGTAAGCAGTAAGACTCCTGTAACTAAAGGAGAAATGACTGCATCTCAGAAGCGATCAAGGATAGCCCAGAAGAAACGACTGGGACAACCAGCAGGTAAACCAAGAAGAGTAAAGGCGGTAAAGCGTGGCAATAAATAAAAAAAGTATGAAGTGCAATGTCCCTCGGAGACAAGTGTCTGGTGGGAAGAAGTTTGTTGTGAAGGCTTGTCAGGGCGGCAAGGAAAAGATTGTGCGATTTGGCGATGCCAATATGAGCATCAAGAAAAGCAACCCTGCCAGGAAGAAAAGCTATTGTGCTAGGTCTGGTGGCATTAAGGGTAAAAGCAATAAACTGTCTGCTAACTACTGGAGCAGACGAGCTTGGAATTGTTAGATGGCAAGATATAGCTCATACGGAAACTTAGATAATCGGATTCAAGAGGATCTAGACCAAGGGTTTACAGGCTTTAACAATAAGTTAAGGCCAGATCAGTTGCGTCCAGGTATTTTGACTGAATCTAATAATGGACGTATGGACATTAATGGAGAGTGGCAACCAAGAAAAGGTATTGAGTTACTTTCATCTCCGTTTACTGCTGGCGTTTTTACATTGCCGTTTTATCTGTACGAATCAATTCCTGCTGTTAGTTCTTTTAGCCGATCTGGAGATGTTATTACTGTAGACTTTGGACTTAATCCTCACGGTATAATAGATGGTACTGGTGTAAATATTAGTGGATTTGATTACACAGGGCTTATAAATCCTAATGGAAATTTTATTGCTACTCGAATAAGTGATTACGTTATTACTTATACCGTAACTGGATTAGATAGTAGTCCTATTGATGATGGACTAACTGTTACTGGAATGAAACTAGATGCTACCGCTGATAACTTTATTGAAGCTTCTTGCGAGTTCTCAGATCCTAATAATGATTCTGAGTCTTACGTAGCTTGCGTAGCTACCAACAGTACTGTTCTTGTTAAAACTGCTGATTCAGGATCTACTACAGTAACACTTACTTATCCTGCTGGAGAAACCGTTCCAGAAGGAAGTACAGTAATTCAAGCGTTTAACAAGTTGTACATATTCCGCAAAGGAGATATTGCAATGGAGTGGGATGGAGATATTTCTTCTCCTACATTTTCTCTTGTAGGAAATGGTGATTACACTCAGCCAGTTAGACTAGGAGACGGTGGAAGTAATACTGTTATTTCAGATGGTGTAGTTACTGTAACCGCTACTGCTCATGGACTATCTGTTGGTGAAGAAGTTGTTGTAATTGAGTCTTCCGACCAGTTAGTGGTTGGTGATTCTTATACTATTGCAAGTGTTCCTGATGCTAACACGTTTACTTTTTTTGCTCAGTACGACGACGAAAGTTCTCATAATAATCATTATAGCAAAAAAACATCTCAAGGGCTTGGGTTTACTCATATGCCTGCTCCCGAGTTTGGAGTTTACCATCAGCGTAGATTGATTGTTCCTTACCAGTACGATGTAACAGGAACATCTGGATCGTCTGTTATTACTGATCGAAACATTGTTGATGAGGCGTTGTTTTCGGATATATTAGATGCAGATACTTACGACAGGATTTACGGGCAGTTTAGATTTAATGCTGGTGCTGCTGATTTTATTGTAAGCTTTCATTCTTTTTCGGATGACAAGTTAGTTGTTTTTAATCGCAATAGTGTACATATTGTTGCTAACAGTTTAGATTTAGGAAGCTCAGTATCTCAGTTAATTACTAACGAGGTTGGTTGTTTAGCCAGGGATAGCATACAGCAGATAGGTAACAGTATGATATTTTTGTCCGACAATGGAGTTTATGGACTAGACTTTATTGATTTGTACAATCTTAGAGGACAAGATGTTCCATTATCAGCATCTATTGAGGGAACTATTAAAAGAATTAATAAGGAGTACGCAAGTAAAGCTAAGTCTGTTTACTTTGATAATAGGTACTACTTAGCTGTACCCCTTGATAATAGCACCACTAATAACGCTTTACTTATTTACAACTTCCTGAATAAACAATGGGAATCTATAGACAGTATTGATGACCCTGACTGGGAGTACAGTGAACTAACTGTTGCTGGTGAGGGAGATAAGCGTTCAGTGTACGCAATAAATCGTAACGGTGGAGTTCATCAGTACGAATCTAGGATTGATGACAGGGATCTATACATGGTTCAAGTAGGTGGTACTGTTACTGATTCACAAGTGCTGTCTTCAGCTATTACTAGGATGTTTAATCTTAATTCTTTAGACCGCAAAAAGTGGAACAATTTTGACTTGCATATTCAATCTAGTGAAGATAATACTTCAGATGCAGACCTGGAAGCAATCACAGAAAATATTGATGATATAATAGACCTGAACAGCATTAGTGATCTTAACGGATCTCCTCTTGCTATTGATGAAGATGTCTCATTAAGGGGCAGATTTGGAAACAGAAGAGCTTACGGATTACAATTTAAATTAACGACAACTAAGGGCAGACCTAGATTAAGAGCATTAAAGGTAGCTGGAGCTACAACATTTAGAAGTTTAGATAAGGCAGAATAATGGCGGTACTTACAACAGGAAACACGTTTGTTAGCGGAAATCAAGTAACAGCAAGTTCTTTAAATAATGCAGTTAATGATGCTGAATTTGCTGATGGAGCAGTAGATGGAATCTCTACTCAAAAATCAAGCTCTGGCGCAATCATTGTTAAGGACTTAGGTATTAGCAGTGGCAAAATTGCTATTGATGCTGTTGGAACCGATCAGCTAGCAAACGATGTAGTAATTAACACAAGCGGTAGCATTACTGGAGCTGCTGGATCTTTTACCACTCTTGCAGCATCCGATGATGTCAACTTCGATTCAGGTACACTGTTTGTCGATGCGTCTGCTGACAAGGTAGGCATTGGCACTACGTCGCCTCCAAATAAGCTTTCAGTTTCTGAAGCATCAACAGATTTCGCAGCTTTAATAACGAATAGCACTTCCAGCGGTAACGGATTAAAAATCAATGCTGGTGATAATTCTGGCGACCGAGTTATTGAGCTAAATGATAAAGATGGAAACGCATTGATGCGAGTTGGCGCAACTGGCTTGGTCGGCATCGGCACTCCATCTCCAGCACAACTACTAGATGTGAATGGCGGTGCTAGAGTGGTTGGAACTTTTTTTGTTGGGACAGACGACACAACTCCTCATGGGTTGATTGAGGTGTACGGTGGCGGCACTGGTCAAAACGAAGGTGGAGAAATAAAACTACGCACTGCTGCTGACTTTGATGATGATTACAACTATTATTTTCTAGATACTTATGAAGATGATTTTAGAATAGGTAGAGACGGAACTGCTGACATTCACCTAACCTCTGATGGCTATGTCGGTATTGGAAGCACGGCTCCTGACAAGCGTTTAGTTGTAGCTGGTACTGGTTCTGAAATTGTTATTGATGACACTGATGCAACAGATACGCCTCGTTTAAGGTTTCGTGAAAGTGGAGCAACGTCTGGCAGCGTTTCTACCGATGCGGGTGAATTGATATTTGATTCAGGAACTACAGAACGTGTACGCATTGACTCCTCTGGAAACGTGGGTATTAATACTAATAATCCTGCTGAATTGCTTCATGTTAAAAGTTCCAATTCAGACACTTCTGAAACTGTAGCAGGTTTTGGGAATGGAGACATTGATGTTGGATTAGAAATAAAAACTAATGGCAACGGAGGTTCTAGTTTAGACTGGGGGTTCAATGCT